TTGATTGTGCCGCCTGTGATGGCTACTGCATTGGCGTTTTGGGTTGACATTGTGCCAAGGCCCGTTACATCACCGCTAGGAATTGTTGCACTAGCCGTCATAGCACTTGTGCCGTTACCCTTTACATAACCAGTTAGGGTGCTTGCCCCAGTTCCCCCGTTAGGTACATCTATAGTCCCGACTAAAGTATGGTCAGCGTTCCAATCCGAGGGTCTGACTAAACTTGTATCTGTATCGTCAGGGACTGTGCTGACTTTAGTGTGCTTGACTTGTATAGCCATTACTGGACTCCAATAATCTTGCCGTCTAGACCTCTAACCACTTGTTTTGGTCGGGAATTATTCTCATTAATGGTATTTACTAGGTCACCCAAGGCAAGCGTCATCTGTTGGTTACTCATGCTAATAGCATCGGCAATAGGTTGCATAGGGTGTTCCATAGCCTTTGCCATATCCATCTCGGTCATGTAAGCCTGTTCCCCACTAGATTCGTCTGATCCAATCCTTGCTACTTCGATCTTAGCCCCGTTGTTAATGTGTGCTAACAAGACCTGAGTATTGCGCTCGGTGTGCATCTTCATCTGAGCGACCTTTAATTCCATCTCCATCTTGGCTTGTTCAGACTGCATCTGCATCTCACGGTCTAAGGTATTGCGCTGTTCTTCCAATTGGAATTTAAGCTGATTCTCTTGGGCTTGGTACTCCTGTTTAGCCTTCTCAAGTTCCATTTGCATCTGCATCTTTTGTTGCTCCATCTGCATTTGAACCTGCATTTCAGCTTGTTTAGCTTGTATTTGGGCTTGCATCTTAGCCTGATCCATCTGTTGTTCCATCTGTAACTTCTGCATTTCAGGTGATGGTGGCTTGGGTTGACCTTCTTGTGCCTTGGCTTGTTGACGGAACTTATCGGCAGTTTCGTCAATCAATCCCTCTAAGCCTTTGCCTGCCTTAAACGCTGTAACGCCAAATTTAAGCATCTCAATCAACATCGGGGTAAGTTCAGGTGTAGCTTGTGCTGCAGGAATAGCTTGTTGTAAGAAGCCACCCATCGCACTCAAGAACTCCATACGGTCTGCTTTTTCTTGTTGCTCATCCTGATAAATCATGGAATCCGTAGTTACTTCAATACGGAAGTTTTTAGCGGGTTCATCCTTCAATAATGCAAGGGCTTGCGGTATAAGTTGTTGATCTTGCTGAGATAATTGCATTGCACCGCTGATCTTTACAATCGTGTCATCGGTAAAATGGTTACAAATAATCTGTGCCTTGATCTGCAATAGGGCGGTAGCAAAGTTCACTACCTCATGCTGCATAGTCTTTAAACGCCCTGAAGCGTTGTTTGACTTAATGATCTGTGCGCCAAGGGTTTCATTCGGATCGGTCTGCCCACGCTGAATATCAGCAATACCCATGATCTCGTAGATTTGACCTTTGACCTGCTCCATAGCCTGATAAGCCATGTTTAGACCTTCGGCAATCGGCTTGATGTCTACAAGGTTAATAGCCCCTACAAGTCCACCCTTCTCGCTAAATGCACCGTAGTTCTTAACAGGTAGTAAGGAATTGTTCTCACCTTCTGTGAACAGACGGGCAAGGGATGGCTCAGAAGCGTCATACACGCCCCGAACCTTGAGTGCTTGGATGAAACCATCAATACGGTCTGCCAGCGTGTCTAACTGTCTTGCTTGGTCTTGGTAGAGAACAAAGTCAGGTACAGGGATTAGGCTGTCATTAGTCAGGGTGGAGAACATTGGTTTAGGGCAAGGCCAAAAGTTCTCTAGCTTTAGTGGGTCGGCACGGGTATCCAAAATCTTACCCATTGACTTATTAAGCCAAATCACCTCACCCGTGGTCTTATCCCAAATCTCATAGACAACGGCTTCGGATGAGCCTTCACCCATCTTTTCGTTAAAAGTCCTAGAAGTTTCAGGTTTGGTATCTAGCGGTATCTTGCCGCCTAATTCCTCACCAAAACGCTCGACTAGGGCAGGTCTACCCATATAGACCTTACGCCATACTGCGGTTACTTCTTCCCATGTACGGGCAACGGTTAAGCCAAAGTCACGCCAATGGACATAATCTACTGGGGCGCACTCGTATTCAATGCGTTCCTGATCTTCTTTGTATATACCGCCTTCGGTTTCTGCCTCGTCAATATCCTCGGTAACCTGAAAACCATCTTCGGGAGCACCGTCAGCTTCACCACCTTCTTCACCAGTAATGTGTGGCTCATAGCGTACCCAAGCTGTTCCACGACCACCAAGTAAACGGTCTTGAACCGACTGTTTCATGGCACTTGCATAGTCACCGTAATGCTCAATTTCGTACTCTAAGGCTCGTTCTAGCATCATTGACGCTACCCGACCTATAGGGTCATTATCCCTAAATCTGCGTGAAACATCGGGTCTTGGAAGTCTAGCAAATACCGCTGGGGTGATGGTTTGAACATTAGACCAAAGGATATTGAACTTGGCGTTAGGATTGTTGCGACTGCGTGAATCGTCACGATACCGCTTGACAATCTTCTCTGCACGACCTTCCCACTCTTTAAATGTTCTTTCGTACTGGGCGATGCAGTTGTACCAATCTTCGTATGTGTGATCCATGTTAATCCTTAGGTAAAGTTACCCACTGCTACTACTTCTGCACCAGCACCCGTTGTTACTTTCCAAGCACCATTTTTAGAAAAGGTGTTGATTTCAATGGAATAAACACCGATTGCAGTATTGGCGGCCACCAATGTATGAGATGTAGTGTTGTCTAACAAGGCCACAGTTCCAGTAAGTGATGTAGAAACTGTAATAACTAAACGGTGTAAATAATCGCCAGTTGCGCCTGTTGCGCCTAATACTTGTCCTGTTTGTGAAGCGGCTACATGCTCGTAGGGTAATGCAAAGGTTGCGGCTGCTGTGGTCATTTAAATTCTCCTGTTGACTGTTTTGGGGGTTTCTTTCCACATCTCGTTGAGTGTTACTTCTGTTTTCCCGACATGAAGTCCTTTAATCCTTGTATCTTTAAGGATAGGGCTTTCTTCATCCTTCCAAACAAGGCTAAGATAGCGCATAGCGTCACTCGAATGGCTTGTCCAATCGTGTTTTGGGCGATCCCTAAATACTTTCTTATCATCATCCCATTCCCTTTGATATTGACGCAAACATTCTATTAATTCTTCACACTTATTATCAAACCAACAGCGAGTTAATGCAAGTCGTGTTGCCTGTATTCCATCCTGAATTGACAGGTTTGGAACAATTTTTAGATGTTTTATGTCAATTTTTGCAGAAATTTGCTCGATTATGCTCTTGCCACCACTAGCCAATGTTTTAGCCCTAGCATCATGGGGCAGGTAATGAATACCGTACTTGTACCCGTACTCATCCTCTTTTTGGGCAAGTAAACCCGTGTAGTAGGGGATAGCTTGACCGTTAGACATATGGTGATCTAGTATCCGTATCTCACCGTACACTACCTGAAACCAAATCACAGCCGTGGAATCGTTATAGCCGAGATCCCATACGGTATGGCATGGGAACATTGGGTCATAGTCCACCGTAGTAATGCGCTCAAGGTCGGTGATCCTACGCATCTCCTGCCCGTAGTACGCCCCAAGGATTGCCGCCTCAAATGAGCAAAGGAACTCGGCTTCATACTGATTGGTAGACATCATGCGCTGGGCATCTTCTAGTTCAGCTTGTGGCAATAAATTTGATTGATCTGCCCTAAGTGTCTTAGAGTACCAATCGGGGTTGTTTTGAGCACCTTTGTATATGTCATAGAACCCGTTATGCCCACGGGGAGTGCCTATAAATACGGCATACCCATTTCTGTCTGCAAGTGCTGGTCTTATGATCTCACCCCATACACGGGGCTTCATGTCAGCAAATTCGTCAAGTACGATCCCGTCAATATAATTTCCACGGAGCGAATCAGGAGTATCAGCACCAAACAAACGAATCTTAGCCCCGTTATGCAGTTGTACCCATAATTCGGATTGATTAACCTTTTCTAGTGCAGGTGCAGCAAAGCGTAAAAGGTAGTCCCAAGCTACTGATTTTGCCTGTGAGTATAGCGGGCAAAGGTAAAAGTACCTACCATCAGGCTTGCGTTCTTTAATAGCCCTCTTAATCAGGTCATTAATGCTTGCTACGGTCTTTCCTGCCCTACGGTGACAGACTAGTACCGCCCAGCGTTCTTTGCGCTTGTGGAAGTCTTTAAACGCATCCCTGACCTTGTACTCAAACTCATGTACTACTACTTCACTCATCTTGCCATTTGTAGATATGAACTATTGGCTTGGTTTCATCACCAGCGTGTTCTGTCCTAGCCAGCTTGGGTACATGGTACTCAGCTACCTGCATGAAGCAATCAAATGCGACTTTAGGGCCTAGCTTCTCGTTCATAGCGATCTCGTCAAGCCATTTTTGTAGCATATGGCTGTTACCATCCACGAACTTAGCGATCGCCTCTCTAGCGAGTGCTGTTGACTTATTAGGGCTACCTTTAGGTCTACCCTTTGGATTATTTGTTTGTTCTTTAATGCTCATACCTTACCCAAGTAGTTGTTAAGATAGGTTAATATTTGGTATAATTATATTACAAAATAAGGAGATTGCAATGAGAAAGATACTAATCCGTGCTGGCTATGATTTTGATTCAAAAGGTACTTACTTGCGTTCTGATCCTACCTACACAGGTATGGACATTGAGGATAAGAAACGCTTTATTACTGATTTAATGGAAGAACTTGAAAAAGAACATAAGTTTCTTTCTATTTTTTGGTCTGATCCTGTAGAAATTTCATAGCCGCATCTAGACTTTCTTGGTCAAATTGTTCACTCCAATGGCCTGTTTGCATAGAACGCAATGCTTCTTGGCGTGATTTGCCCTCTGCAATTTTGGCGTTATAGGTTTTACGAGCAAGAATTTCAATAGGAATAGTATTTTCAAACCCACCAATTACGCCACCAGCTTGCCTCGGTATGCCGTGTGTATAGCTTCCATGTGGATAAACTGGATTTGCAATTAATTGATCTTGATATCGTGGTTCATATATAAGGTTTCCAGCTTCACCAGTTCTTTTATTTCTTAAATTAGGTATAAGGGAAGCGTCTAATACATCTTCATATACAGGAAATCCACGCTTTTTTAGTTCATAAGATGACATTGATTTAATTAATGATTTGCGTAAATCACCTGCACTTATGTTAGGAGCGCCTTCCAATAATTGCTTTTCAAGGTCAGGACTTCTTAACCCTACAAAACCACTCATATCACCATATGCTTTTTGGTTTTTAATTAATTCATCAGCTATTTTTAAATCAGCTTTACTAGGGTTTAGAACATCTAACTGGCGTACTAATGCTTGTGCAATAGGATGAGAGAAGTTTGCGCCTTCAGGGTTCATGCCTACTTTAATTGCCCGTACTGGTCTGCCACCGCTTGCATCAAACGCTTTATCAATATTTGTTAAATGTCCTAGTGCGGATTCTTCATTAGATGCCCATACTGTATTTTTGTTGTAATTTGGCTTTAAAAAAGCAAATTCGTCACCGCCCTGCAATGTGACATCTTGACTTAATGGAACACCTTTTATGCTTTTTAACTTTACCCCAGCCCGTAGTTGATCACCACCAAAGCCTACAATTTGCGTGTTTAGCAAATCTTGTGGCGTTAATATGTTTTTATCCACTAATTTTGTAACACGCTTTTCTTGTGGAACTAATTGATCAAAATGGCTACGCAATATCTCTCTACGCATAACAGCTTGATTTCCCAAATCTTTATCAAATTTGGTTAATGCGGATTTTTCAGCAGAATTTAACGATTCAAGCGTTCTATTAGGAAACAGAATTTCGTTTGATGGTATGCGGTTAGGGCCTATTGGCACTACATCGGCAATACCGCCCACTTTACGCAAATAATCCTCAGACATTTGTGCTGCTTTAGGTGCTAATGCTTTAGCGGTGGCTACGGTTGCTGGGGCAGCTAAAGGTAATGCCATAGCAGCTATACCCACGGGTTCACCAGCTTGGCGGCCTTTAAGATATGCGGCTTCATTAGAACTAAGAACCGACATATTGGGTTGTTGTGGAATACCTGTAGCAGATGATAAAAAGCCTTCTGCATACCCGCCCCGTGGCTGTGGCACAGTTTTATTAGGCATTTGAGGGTAACCTACAAAAGCACCGCCTTCAAGCCTTAAAAGTTCTGCCAGCGTAGCCATTTACTTTACTTCTTTATCTAAGTCTTTAAGTTTATTAGAGAGCATCTTCCTACGGGCATTGCGTTCTGCTTGTTGCTTTTCTAGCGTAGATTGATGTTCAGGGCGTAACAAGGCATCTTCTTTCTTGTACTTGCGGCTCATGTGTTCCATTACATATCCTTCATCTTTTCACGGATCATATCTTTTCTGCTGGGTTTAGCAGTCTTAGCAGATTC